GCAGCTTCCTGGTACGCTTGCCCATGGCGCATTCCTCCCACCGCCCTCCCAGGCGGTGACTTGGTGGTTTGGGCTCCACCGGAAGAATGCGCCTTTCTCATTTCCACACGATTCGGGACGGGACCGCTTCTTGCGGTCGAACCTCTGGCTCCGGATCACGGCGCTCTGGTTGAGCGTCTCGGTGGTGCTTACGGTGGGCAGCGCGTGGCTGTGGTGGGCGCACGGCGTGCCGTTCGCGCGGCCTCCGCACCCCTGGAACCAGTGGGTGATCCACCTGGCCGGCCCTTGGGTGATCTGGGCTGCGAGCGGATGGATCGCGAGGCGGGAACGGGTGCCGAGCTAACCCTTCTTGGTCCGGCCCGAGGAACGGGCCGGTTCTCCCATCGCCCGCTTCGCGATCGCGTCCAGCTCGCCGAACATCTTCGCGCCGAGCTGACGGCGTAGCTCGCGGCGGCTGGCCTTGGCGAGCTTGTCGTTCCCGGTGCGGCGGACCGCCATGGCCTGCATCATGGCGACGGCGTCGGCGTCCCGAGCGCGCGCTTCGGACAGCGACTTCGGGGTGGCGCCGCGGCCCAGGGCGTCGACCTGGCCGGCGCTCTTGCGGTTCCGGTAGCCGGCGTACCAGGCGTCGATGGTTTCCTGGGCGGAGCGGGTGTCGGGCTCGCCCGCCAAGGCGCTCGCGAGGATCGCCCGGAGGCCCCGGACGACGAGGCCGTCCTCGCCGCCTAGGACGTGGCGGGGGATCTTGTCGAGGTTGATGTCGACGACGCCCTTGTTGCCGAGCGCCAGCTTCGTGCGGCGCGGGACGTCCGCTGCGACGAGATCGAACCGCGCTCCACGCGATTCGCGTAGGTCGTCCACGATCGTGCCCCTCCTGGTGTTCCAGGCGGAGGATCCGCCCGGTGCTTGATGAGGATGGATCCTCCTGATCGGCGGGAGGTTACAGATCTTGAGATGTATCGCCAGCTGGCAAGATCGGTCCAAAGGGAGGAAGATCGAGAGGATAAGTGGGCGATTCGGCGGGGCTGGTTAAACCCCGGTTGCCGGCAAGTTGCGGGCAGGAGAATCGGACTCAGAGTCCGATCAAGGGTGTGCCAACGTGTAGCTGGCAGAATGGGGGAAGATCGAGTGGATAGGTGGGCGATTATGCGGATCTGTTCCAGGGCCGTGGAGGAACATGCAAGTAACGTGCTGGTCCGGGTGGTCCGACCATTTCCCTACAACTCTACCGCGTGTGGGGAAACAGGAGGATGAAAGTAACGTGCAGGGTCAGGAGAGAGGAGAAGTGGGCAGATTAAAACTGGTTGTCAGGAAGACCCCGGACCAGTCGGACCAGCACGTTAGTTGCGCGATGTCAGAAACATCGCGCGAAACTTCGGATTGATGAGGCGCGCCCTGGGGCTCACGCCGGCCAGGAGGCGGCGCCAGCTGGTGTCCACTGGCGGTTTCAGACGTCCGGCGCTTAATTTGGCGACCATGGACGCGCGTGCGAGAAGGCGCGTCGGCGATGCGCCGAGTGGGGCGATTCGTGGCCCCCGCGCAGGCTAGCGAGGTAGGAATTACGATCGTCAGATCGTGCGCAGTTTTCCGATCTCGCCCGGAGGCGAAGGTGTCGGAGGATCAGGCCGAGAAGCCGGCCATTCCGGCCGCCGCCGACCCGATTCGAGCCCCGAATGGGCGCTGGCTGCCCGGCGCGGTGGCGAATCCGCATGGGCGGCCCAAGGGCCGCAAGAACGCCAAGACGATCCTCCGCGAGAGGCTGCGCCTCGAAGCGGACACGCGCGAGAAGCTCCTCGCGCAGCGCGGCGTTCCACCGGGCGTGATCCCCGACGACGCCACGAACGAGGACCTGTTCTGGCTCCTGCGGATGTGGGAGGCGCTGAACGGCAACGGCGACGCGTGGCGCGACGTGGCCGATCGGCTGGAAGCCAAGCAGGCACGGACCGAGATCGAGATCTCCATGCCGCCCCGCAGTCCCGTGGGCGCGGCCAGCGTCGATGCTGACGCTGCGGCCGAGTACTACGCCGACCGGGACAGGCCGCTCTTGCCCGCAGGCGACGACTCCGAGTAGCTGCGACACAGACGGCCGTCCGTGTCGCACCCCACGCTGCCGATCCGGACCCACGCAGTGACGCGGGGTTAGGGCCGGCGCGGCGAGGGGGTCAGTGTCGCACCCCGCGCCAGGCCGCCCGCACGCAGCCCCACGGTGCCGTTGTACGGGGGCGATCGGGCGAGGGTGGGCGCACGCGTCGCTACGTCGTGGCACGTGGCGGACGTAGCAGCCATCTAGCAGTTGAGAGCGATTCGCTACGTCGCCTCGCAGATGATGCGCAGCTACGCGCAGCACGCGTCGGCGACCCGGGGGATGCATCAAAGTTGCCGGTCGCACCGGCCGCCATCGGCTGCACAAGCGCGACATCAACATCGGGGCCCCATCAATTCGCCCCGTATCGACCGACCCGCCTCGACAACATCATCTCGAATTCCACCCCACGCGCCGAGCCGCCGGCAACGGCGCACACGCAACGAGAGCGGAACGAGGCGATTCACGCCGACCGCTCGGCGACGTGGGGCTGCTGTCCGCGGAGTAGCGCGATGACTTCAGGATCCGGCTCGGACTTGTCGAACGTCGTGAAGCTCGACACGCCCGAGTACGCCCCGAACCAGGCCGCGATCGACCTGATCCGGTGCATCGAGCGAGGTGAAGTCGACGCAGTCTTCATCGTGATCCGCCAGCCCGATGGGTTGCTGCGCTCCTGGTGGACGCGCGCAGAGCCTGGCGAGCTGTTCACGGCGTCCACGATCCTGCGCCTCGACGGCGAGGATCTCCTCGCAGCCGAGCAGTCCGACCCCGAGGACGACCAGGAGCCCGCTTGATCTGGCGTCTCCGCGTCGAGCTGGAGCTGCTGCGCGGCGACGTCCGGTCGTTCGCCGCGTGGCTCAGCAAGCGCCGCCGCGCGCGGCGCGTGGCGCGTCGGGTCAAGCACGGCTTGCATGAGTGCGCCGTCCGGCGCGAAGCAGATCGATGATCCACATCACCGCGAAGTGGTGGACGGGCACCGTGCTGGCCCTCGCTCGCGCCTTCGTTCGCGCGCGAGCGCCTGGACTCGCGGCACGGCTCGCGACCTTCGTCGTCCGGCGCGGCTTCATCGCGCGACTCGTCCTGCCCCAGGCGGCGCTGCCCCAGGTCGCACCGCGATCTGGTCCTCCCGCGCAGCCGCTGCCCGAGGCGGTGATCAAGAATTCGTACCCGGCGACGGCCTTCCAGCCCGGGTTCAACCTCGTCCACTAGGAGATCGCCCTCATGCCCAAGGCTTTCACGTCGCCCAAAGGATTCCGCCGCTCTCTCGCCGCGCTGCGCGCCGCGCTGATCGGGGGCATGGTCGCCGACAGCGAAGACGTCACGAGCGGCGCCTCGCCGGTCTCGCTCGACATCTCGGTGTACGAGAGCCGCGTGCGGTCGAGCGGCGCCGGGACGACCCAGGTCGTTCGGATCCCCGTCGCTGGCGCGAAGGTGGGCCAGCGGAAGCTCGTGACGTTCCAGACCGAGGGTGCCGCAGGCGACGTCGTGCGGATCAACGCGACCGGCGGCGGTCAGCTGGCCACCGAAGGGCACGAAGTGTCCGGCGTGACCGGCTACGCGCAGGCCGCGCACACCAACGCGGACCTCGGCGCGGCCGGGGACTTCGCCCTCTACGAGTTCAAGGGCGGCGCGACGCCGACGTGGCATCTGCTCTACCAGCGCGGCGCCACGCTGTCGTAGGCAACGGCTCCCGAACCTGGGAGCCACGCCTGCCGTGCCTTGCCATGCCAAGCCTCGGCGTGCCGGGCCGAACCACGCCATGCCTGCCGAGTCGGGCAACAGGATACCGAGCTGCATGAAGATCGCTGCGCTGTTGGCTCTGGCCATCTTGCTCTTCGCATCGCTACCCGTTCGGGCGAACGACCAGGATCCGGTCCACCTCGGTCAGTGCGAGCCGAAGCAGACCGTCATGGCCCCCGACGGCCGCCGCGGCGTCGTGTTCGAGTGTGACTCGGGGGCCGTCGTGATCGTGCCGGCCGAACTGCTGGAGAAGAACAGCCGGTCGGCGCCAGCGCCGATCCCGCCCAGCGAAGACGGCGTCCGCATCTAGGCCCTCTCGTGGCGATCGCGCGACCTGTCGACTGGCGGAAGCCGGACTACGGCGACGTGTACCGCGAGCGACGAGATCGACTTCGGCGGTACCGATCGGACGGCAAGGCCGGCTGGGACTACGCGATCGGCTTCTACGCCGACGGGCACGCGATCGAGTGGATCGAGGACTGGCTCGATACGTACGACCCGCGGAACCTGAACGAGAAGCGGCCTGCTTACGTGCCGTTCATCCTGTTCCCGCGCCAGCAGCAGCTGGTCGCGTGGATGCAGGACCGCTACGAGCGGCGCGAGCACGGGTTGATCGAGAAGTCCCGCGACTGCGGCCTCTCGTGGGTGAGCCTGGCGGTCGCGCTCTATCTCTGGTCCTTCACGCCCGGCATCAAGATCTCGTTCGGCTCGCGGAAGGAGGCGCTGGTCGACACGCTCGGCAACCCGGACTCGTTGCTGGAGAAAATCCGGCTCATGCTCCGGTCGTTGCCGCCGGAGCTTCGTCCGCTCGGCCACTCGGAGCGTGAGCACGCCCGGTACATGAAGATCATGAACCCCGAGAACGGGGCCGTGATCACCGGCGAGGCGGGCGAGAACATCGGCCGCGGCGGCCGGTCGTCGATCTACTTCCTCGACGAGGCGGCGTTCATCGAGAAGCCGGACGCAGTCGAGGCGGCGCTGAGCCAGAACACCGACGTTCGATTCGACATCAGTACGCCGAACGGCACGGGCAACCCGTTCTACCGCAAGCGCATGGGCGGCATCGTCCCGGTGTTCACGTACCACTGGCGCGACGACCCGCGGAAGGACGACGCCTGGTACACGAAGCAGAAGCGCGAGCTGGAGCCCGAGGTTCTCGCGCAGGAAGTCGATCTCGACTACGAGGCGAGCGCTGGCGACGTGGTCGTCTCGGCCAAGTGGGTCCAGGCCAGCCAGGCGCTGCGCCGCCATCTCGCCGAGAACCACTCCCTCCCGCCGAGGTACGACGGCGTGGCGGGCCTTGACGTCGGCGCCGGAACCGCCAAGTCGGTGTTCTGCCCGCGCTGGGGCGTGCTCGTCGGGCACACCACGTCGTGGACCGATGCAGACACCACGAATACGGCCGCCCGAGCGCGGATCCTCGCGACCGAGGCGCCGGTTCCGCTCGTGAAGTTCGACGCGATCGGGGTAGGGCGGGGCGTCTCCGCCGCGCTGAAGCGCATGACGGGCGTCGAAGCGCACGGCATCAACGTGGGCAACCCGCCGACTCAGCGGATTTGGCCCGACGGGAAGCGCTCGAAGGACAAGTTCGTGAATCTGCGGGCCGAGCTGTGGTGGCTAGTGCGCGAGAGGCTACGGAAGACGTTCGAGCACTGGCTCTACATGAACGGCCAGGGCGGGCAGCCGTACGAGCTGGCGGATCTGCTTCTCCTTCCGGACGACTCGGCGCTCTGCGGGCAGCTCTCACTGCCCAGTTACTCCGTCACCGAGAGCGGGAAGATCGCGATCGAGCGCAAGTCGCAGCTGGAAGCGCGAGGTATCGCGTCGCCTGATTTCGCCGACGCGCTCTGCTTGAGTTTTGCCCCGGCACCGGCTCGCGCGAGACAGGGCCGGACAATCGGGCATTTTTAGTGACGGAGGCGCAGCGCGAGCGAAGACGCGCACGCGATCAGGCACGGTACGCAGCGAATCGGGAAAAGATTCTTGAGAAGAATCGAGTCATCGCGAAGCGATGGATCGCCGCGAATCAAGAGCGCAGTCGCGAGAACGCTCGGCGCTGGCGTGAGGAGAATCGTGAACGCCATCGCGCGGCCACGCGCCGATGGCATCTCGAGAATCGCGAGCGTGATCGAGAGAACGCTCGAACCTGGCTTGCAAGTCATCCGGTTGACAGGCGAGGTAACGCACGGCGATACCGCGCACGCAAGCGCGGTGCGACGGTTGGTGACATCCCCTGCGACGCCGAGCATCAGCTGCTCGGGTTCCAGCGCGGACGCTGCGCGTACTGCCACGCCCCGCTGACCGACTACCACGTCGACCACATCATCCCGCTCGCCCGGGGCGGCGCGCACTCGTGGGAGAACCTCGTGTTGGCGTGCCCTCCCTGCAACCTGTCGAAGGGCGACAAGCTCGTCGAAGAGTGGATGTAGTTCCGTGGACTTCGACGCAATCGAGAACGCTCTCGCCCGTCGCAGACGAATCGTGATCGCTGGTGGGCCCGGCGTTGGGAAGACCACGCTGGCGAAGCGGCTCAGTGAGCGTCTCGGCCTGCCGGTGCTCTCCACGGACTTGCTGGTCGGCTCGTTGGACTGGAGCGGGATCTCGAACGAGGCAGCACTCTGGCTGAACAAGCCGGGTGGGTGGATCGTCGAGGGCGTCGCGATGCCACGGGCGCTGCGAAAGTGGCTCGCTCGGTCGCCGTCTACGGCCGCGGCTGGGCTCGCAGTGATCTGGATGCCGCGAGCGGTCGAGGATCGCACCAGCGGTCAGCGGAACATGGCGGTAGGCGTCGACACCGTCTGGAAGCAGGTGTTGCCGGAGCTGCACCGGCGCAGCGTGAAGGTGCTGGAGCTGTAGATGCTCGACGAGCTGCACCCCGACTACGTGCGCGTCCACCCCGACTGGGTGGTCGCATCCGATGCGTACGCGGGCGAGCGCTGCATCAAGGAGAAGAGCTTCACGTATCTGCCCGCGACCTCGGGGCAGATCGAAGACGGCGCGCTTCGTGATCCGTCGTCGATCGGACGCAAGGCATACGACGCCTACCTGCTTCGAGCGCTGTTCCCGGACTACGTCAAGGAGGCCGTGCAGACTCTCGTAGGGGTCATGCATCGTGAGCCCGCTGAGATCAAGCTGCCTGCCGCTCTGGAGCCCATGCGGGAACTCGCGACTCGCAAGGGCGAGACGTTGCTCCAGCTGCTGCGCCGAATCAACGAGCAGCAGATCCTCCTCGGCCGGTTCGGACTCCTCGCGGACGTCCTCCCCGATCGGACTGTCCCGCATCTCGTGGGCTACCCCGCTCAGACCATCCGCAACTGGGACGATCGGAACGACATCGGGCTGGAAGACCTGAGTCTCGTTGTGCTCGACGAGAGCCGTGCGGCGCGCAGCGGCTTCGGCTGGGTGGACGAGAAGCGACATCGTGCACTTCTCCTCGGACAGGAGGACATCCTCGGCGACGGGCAGGGCCCGAAGCTGGGAGGCGAGTCGGTCTACTGGTCATTCGTAGAGGTGGAGGGCCAACCTCGCGACCTGGTGGTGCCCGAGTTCGCGGGCCGACGGCTAACGAAGATCCCCTTCGTCATCGTCGGTGCGAACGATCTGGACCCCGTGCCGGACGACGTTCCGATGCTGGGTCTCGCGCGTCTCGCGCTCGCGATCTACCGCGGCGAGGCGGACTACCGGCAGACCCTCTTCCTCCAGGGCCAGGCGACGCTCGTCATCATCGGCCAGGACAGCGACGAGGGGGACAAGAAGGAGTCACCGACTCGCACTGGCGCGGGCGCCGTCCTCCACGTGCCTCTGCAGGGCGATGCGAAGTACATCGGCGCACCGAGCGACGGCATCGCCGAGCAGCGTCAAGCTCTCGAAGCGGACCGCGCGGCGGCCCGGGAGAAGGGCTCGCAGCTCCTCCATCCGCCGGGAAGCCAGGCGGAGTCGGGCGAGGCGCTGAAGATCCGTGTCGCGGCATCGACCGCGTCGCTCTTTCAGATCGCGCTCACTGGGGCGGCTGGTCTGGAGAAGATCCTGCGGATCTGCGCCGAGTGGGTTGGCGCCGATCCCGACGAGGTGAAGGTCACGCCGAACCTCGAGTTCGCCGAGACGCCCGAGCCTCCGCAGTCGGTGTCCTTCCTGATGGACGCCAAGGAGAAGGGCCTCCCGCTCTCCCAAGAGTCGATCCATCGCTGGCTGGTGAAGAACCGCTACACGGCGATGACCTTCGACGAAGAGCAGGCCGCCATCGAGGACGAGACGCCCGAGGAGCCCCAGGCCGATGGCCTGGTCCAGCCGGATCCCTCGGCTGCCCCGGCTGCCCAGCCGCCCCGGGTCGAAGCGCCCGCTGCCTAGCGCCAGCGGGCCCAGTAGTTCCACCTCGGCGCATGCCGCGCCTTGGATTTCCGTGACGGAAGGAACCCATCGTGAAGCTGAAGTACGTCTACGACTCGATCGACGAGGTGCCGGAGAAGTACCGCGATCTCTACGAGGAGCTGGAGGACGGAGGGGCAAGGTTCGTCGGTGGCGAGGGCTTCAAGTCGCAGGCTGACGTGGATCGGCTGCAGGAGGCTCTCCGCAAGGAGCGCAAGGCTCACGCCGACACCAAGGCGAAGTACAAGGGCCTCGACGGCGTGGATCCCGAGGAGGTTCAGCGGCTTCGCGACGAGAACGAGGAGCTGAAGGCGCGAGTCGAGGCGGGTGGCGGCCAGATCGACGAGAAGAAGCTCGACGAGCTTGCGGAGAAGAAGGCCGCTCTCAAGGTGCGCCCGGTCGAGCGCGAGCGCGACAAGTTCAAGACCGACCTGGAAGCCGCGACGGCGCAGGTCACGTCGCTCACCGCGGAGAAGCACAACCGCACGATCGTCGACGCGCTCCGCTCGGCGACTCAGGGCGACAAGGGGATCAAGATCGTCGACACGGCGCTCGCCGACATCGAGTTCCTGGCGCCCTCCGTCTTCACCGTCGGCGACGACGGCGCCGTGCGCGTGCGCGAAAACGCGCCCGGGGGCGTGATGGCGGGAGCGAGCCCGCGCGAGTGGCTCGCCGAGATCCAAGCTTCGGGCACGCGCAAGCACTGGTTCCCAGGCAACGTGAGCGCGGGCGCGCGCGAGGGCGGCGGTGGCGGCGGCGGCGGTGTGAATCCGTTCGCCGGCAAGGAACCCAACCTGACGGAGATCTCCCGTCTGGTGCAGAAGGACCCCGCGCGAGCGCGTCATCTCGCAGCGGCGGCCGATCGACTGGACCTGCTCCCCCCGGAACTCCGGCGGGAGTAGGACCTGAAGTCCAGGGGACGCAACACGAGCGCGACATGGCGCGCGCGGGAAGCGTGATGCGGTGGGCTCCCCAGGCAGACACAGCAACCCGAAACGAGAAAGGAGCCCACTGTGGCCCAGACGCAGCTCACGGACGTGATCGTTCCGTCCGTGTTCAGCAACTACCTGCAGGTGCTGACGTCCCAGCTCTCGACGTTCGTCCAGAGCGGGATCATCGTGCAGGACGCGGAGTTCGACTCCAAGCTCGCCGGTGGCGGGCGCACCTTCAACATGCCGTTCTGGAACGACCTGGCCGACGACGCGGAGAACGTGTCGAGCGACACGGGTTCGGACGCGGTGCCGAAGAAGGTGACCAGCGGCGAGCAGATCGCGATTCGCCTCGACCGGAACCAGTCGTGGCGTCACGCCGATCTCGCGGCCATGCTGGCGGGCAGCGACCCCGCCGGTGTCGTGGCTCGGCGCGTGGCTCCGTACTGGACTCGTCGGCTGCAGGACATCGTGATCGCCGTCCTCAAGGGCGTGATCGCGGACAACATCGCGAACGACAGCGGGGACATGCTCCACCGCATCGCTCGCGACACCGCGGGCGCGGTCGGCGATGAGCACCTGTTCTCTGCCGAGGCGTTCATCCAGACGAAGCAGACGATGGGGGACGCGGCCTCGCGGCTGAGCGCCATCGCGATGCACTCCGACGTCTACGCCCAGGCCGAGACCAACGACCTGATCGACTTCCTCCCCGACAGCGAGGGGCGGCCGGTTGCGTCGTACCGCGGGCTCCGCGTGATCGTCGACGACGGTCTCGCGCCGGTCCTGAACGCGACCACGTCGCTCCTCGAGTACGACACGGTGGTGTTCGGCGCGGGCGCCTTCGCCCGGGGCAACGGGGTGCCGAAGGTCCCGGTGGAGTCCGAGCGGCATCCGCTCGCGAACGTGGGCGGTGGTGCGGAGACGCTCATCACGCGCGTGGCGTGGCTCGTGCATCCGAAGGGGTTCGCCTTCACGGACGCGAGCGTCGCCGGTCAGTCGCCGACGAACGCCGAGCTGGCGAACGCGGCGAACTGGAATCGCGTGGTGGAGCGCAAGCTCGTTCCGCTCGCGGTGCTTCGCTCGAACGGCTAGTCGCCGTCGGCGCGGGGCCCTTCGGGGCCCCGCGTCCTTCGTCTTCTCTCGCGTGCCTCCGGGCGCGCGTGGCTTCCCCCTCGCACATCCTCTGGAGGAGCCCCCGCATGGCGGAGCAGAACCAGATGCACACCCCGGATCCGCTGTTCGACGACGTGCCGGTCGAGGCTCCGGCTGCCGACGCCGCGCCCGCGGTGCCGAGCGGTTCGGAGGAGTCGCGGAAGCTGACGCTGGCAGACAGCCGGCCTCAGCTCCAGAAGACGCTCGATCGGATCGCACAGAAGAGGGCGCAGATTCGCCAAGAGCTTGCCCGTCTCGGCGTGCGCAAGCGTCGACGCGTGCCTCCGGTCTTCGAGATCGAGAAGAAGAAGTAGCGGCCCATGCCGCTTCAGGACTCCGACCTCATCGTCGAGGACGGGACTGGACTCCCGACCGCGAACGCGTATATCGATCGGGCGTACGCCGACGCGTACCACACGCTTCGCGACAACGCGTCCTGGCTCTCGGCGACGATGCACCAGAAGGTTGCGGCGATCATCCGCGCCACGCAGTACGTGGACCACCGCTGGGCCTTCGTCGGCGATCTGGAGGTGATGACCCAGGCGCTCGCGTGGCCCCGGACGCCTGCGATCGACGCCGAGGGCCGCGACGTAAGCGGCACGGTGCCGGATGCGGTGAAGCAGGCGACAGCGGAGTACGCCCTGCGTGCCCTGGACCCCGCGGCGCCTCTGTTGCCCGATCCAGCGCGCGACGAGTTCCCGATCGAGCGCAAGCTGGAGAGCGCGGGTCCAGTCACCGAGGACACCTCGTACACGACTGGCGGGGCGCGGCGCACGGTCAAGTCGTACCCCGCCGCGGATCGGCTCCTGCTTCGAAGCGGCCTAGTGCTGAACCTCGGCCTCCGATGCGATCGGGCGTAGCCCATGGGTGCGTACGATTCCGCTCGCGCGTTCGTGCAGCGCGTGATCCAGAAGAAGGGCAGGGCGATCACGCTTCGGCGCAGCGATCCCACAGCCGCGCTGGTCGATGTGGCGAAGCCCTGGCTCGGGCGCCAGCAGGCTGACCAGGACGTTGCGACCTACGCGGTCTTCGACGACGTCGTGCTTGCCGACATGACGACGCGTCTCGGGGCCGGTGCCGGGACCTCGGCGGTCGAGGGCGAGGATGCCGTCGCGTTCGTTGCAGCGAAGGATCTGCCCTGGGAGCCCGATCAGGGGACCCGCATCGTGGACGGGGCGCGCACGTTCGAAGTCGTGCGGGTCGGCGTCGTGAAGCCGGGTGCCGATCCCATCCTCTACGCGCTCGGGCTGCGGAAGTAGCTGATGGTGGGCACGTTGGCCGAGGCGCGTGACGCAATCGCGGCTCTCATCACCACGACGTGGACAGCGGAGGCGAGTGGGGCGCCGCTGCTCTACGACAACCTGGACGCGCAGGAGCCGCCTGCGGGCACCGCGCTCTGGGGTCGTCTCTCGATCCAGTTCGACGAAGCGACTCGTGCGTCGCTCGGGAACGACGCAGGCGCCTTGTTCAGGCGTCGTGGACGCTTCTACGTCCAGATCTTCATCCCGCACGGCAAGGATGTGTCGCCGGCGTTGAGCCTCGCGGACGTCCTAGTCCGTGCGATCGAGAAGCCAGGCCATCTCGAGAACGTCTGGCTTCGCGACGTGGGTGCCGAACGGGTGGGCTCAGACGGCGCCTACTGGCAGATGAATGTCCGTGCCGAGTTCCAGTACGACGTGGTTCGATGACTACCAGCGAGAGAACGCGCGAACGTGTGGCGCGCTGGCGAGCGGAGAATCAAGAATATAATCGTGAACGCAACCGGCGCTGGCGAGCGGAGAACCCCGAACGCGTTCGCGAGCACACTCGACGTTGGCGTGCCGCGAATCCAGAGCGCAGCCGGGAGTACGCTCGGGAGCGCGTTCGTCGTTGGCGTGCAGCGAACCCCGAGCGCAGCCGTGAGCGTGCTCGTCGTCGACGCGCGTGCATCCGTGGCGACAAAATCGGTGACGTTCCCCGCGATGCTGAGCACCAGCTGCTCGGCTTCCAGGGTAGTCGCTGCGCCTACTGCCACAGAGTTCTGATCGAGCACCACGTCGATCACGTGATTCCGCTCTCGCGCGGCGGCGCGCACGCGTGGGAGAACCTCGTGTTGGCGTGTCCGCCTTGCAACTTGTCGAAGGGCGACAAGCTGATCGACGAGTGGAGGAGCTGAACGATGTCGGATTCCAATCGGGTCGCGTTGCGCTATGTGGAGGAAGTCACGCCGGGCGTGACGCCCGCCAACCCGAAGTTCCAGGCGCTCCGCATCACCGGGGCGCCCAGCCTCGCGTTCACGCCCAAGACCCTGGAGTCCGAGGAGATCCGAGACGACCGGCAGGCGTCGGACCTGATGTTCGTCGGCGGCGAGGCGGGCGGGGAGGTGCCCTACGAGCTGTCGCACGAGTCCCTCGACGACATGCTCCAGGCGGCGCTCTTTGGCACGTGGCAGACGCGTGCCTACCGCCGGAACGACAAAGGCGCCACCGAGATCACGGCGATCGTGACGGGCGGTTCGCAGGCGTTCACGGTGGCAGACACGGCGGCCGACGACTTCGCGGACGGCGACATCCTCCGGGCCGAGGGCTTCGGCACGGCGAACGACGGCTTCCACTACGTCACCACGGGCACCACGGCCACCTCGGTTCGGATCAGCGCCGACACGACTCTGGTGGCGCAGGGGTCGATTCCGGGCACGGCCAGGCTGCGCAAGGTCGGGGTGCGCGGGCTGGCGGGCGACATCGACGCGACGGCCGCAGTGGGCGGGGTCGCGACGCTGACGTCCACCACGCTGAACTTCACCACCCTGGGGCTGGAGAAGGGCGACCGCATCAAGCTGCGCGGGTTCCCGGCCGGCTCGGCGGCCAACAACGACTGGGTCCGCGTGCGCGACATCGCGGCCAATGTGCTGACGATCGACCTGCTGCCGGTGGGCTGGGCGTCGGCCACGCTCACGATCGAGTGGATCGAGATCTACCTCGGCGAGCGCGTCAAGAACGGCGTGCTCAAGCGGTCGTTCACGCTGGAGGAGGAGTTCACGGACCACAGTCCTGTGACCTTCAGCTACACGAGGGGCATGACGCCCTCCGAGATCAGCCTCTTCGAGGGCGGCTCGCAGGAGGTGCTGACCGGGCAGGTCACGTTCCTGGGCTTCGACCAGGAGTACACGGACGCGAACACGCCCGACAAGAGCGCCACGCCGAAGCGCCCGGCGCTCGACGTGGTCACCGGCCGGATCATCAGCGCGACCACGCTCGCCGCGCCCTCGACGACCCCGTTCAACACCGCCGGAAACGTGAAGCGCGTCTCGGTGGGCGGTGTCGTGCTCGCCAAGAACCTGGTGTTCGAGGCGTCGATCGAGATCGACAACGGCCTCCGGGCGCGGAACGCGTGGGGCGTCGAGGGTGCCGTCTCGATCGGCGTCGGCGAGTTCGCGGTCAGCGGCAGCCTCGCCACCTACTTCGACGACCGCTCGCTGGTCGAGTCGGTCGTGAAGAACACGGAGACGGCGCTCGACTTCCGCTTCGAGGATGGCGACAAGCACGCCCTTCTGGCCGACATGCCGCGCGTGAAGCTGCAGGAGGGCGCGCCCGAGGTGCCCGGGAAGAACACCGATTCGGTGGCCAACCTCGGCTACAAGGCGCTGGTCCACCGGGACTTCGGGTACACGCTGAAGCTGCAGCGGTTCCACGGCGTGCAGTAGGCGTCGGCCTGCTCTGGTGGCGTACCTTGCCTGAGCGGCCGGTCTCGGTACTTTCGGCGGGCTCGTAGACCTGGCCGCGCCGCTGTAGAATTCGGGCGGGTGAGGGTGTAGGAGGATCGGCGATGGCGGACCAGCAAGTCGCGACGATCGTTCCCTTCCCGATCCGGGAGATTGCCTTTGGCATCAAGTTCGGGCCCCAATGGGCAGTCCTTGATCGCTTGGGCGTAGTTGCAGACGCGGTGCTTGACAGCGAGCCGTTCGGTCCGGGTGTCTTCCCCGAATCGCATCGGCAGGGGACCTCGTTCTTTCTTGTGAACCGGCGCGACGACAGCTTGCTGACCCTGAACGAACGGGATTGCATCCTACAGATGAGTACGAGGTCTCGAAACCTGGAGGACCTTCGAACACTTGCAGCCAACTACGAACAGCACATCGTTGCTCCGATGCTCAAGGCCGGCATGCGCGACGTGATTCGATACGGCGTGATGCTACGGCTCGAAGAGTGCAGCGGAGTGCTGGGCGTCAAGCCGATCGATCATTACCTGGCGCAGGAGGGCGAGGTGAAGGACTTCGATCTTCGCTTCACCCGCCGTCTGCCTTCGGAGGCGGCGCGCGTCAAGAAGAACGTGAACGACTTCCGCAACCTGATCTATATGATCAGCCAATCGGAGGAAGGCGAGGTTGACTTCGCCTTCGACTATCAGGAGCTGTTCGAGCCTCCTCTCGACAGGTCGGAGATCGAGGCGAAGAGTTTCGCTCGGTTCGTAGACGACGGTCTGTCGTTCTACTCGAAGAACTACAAGAACTGGCTGGACCAGTTCCGGCGCAACGCGGCTGCGTAGTGAGCAAGGCGCGAAGCAGATCTCACCAACCGAAGACTGAAGCCGAATGGCAGGAGTACAACCGGACGGTCATCGGACGTCGAGGATCCCGGATCGAGACCACGGGAGACCTTCCGTTCGAGACCGAGAGCACCGACGCGCCACAGCCGCCGACCAAGAAGCCGGGTCGTTCTGACGCGCCCTTTCAACCCTCGCCGGTCGAACGAGATCGCAGTTGGGGTCGAGAGATTGCGGTTTTCGTCGTCGGGTCGTTGATCGTGGCTGCGATCCTCGGGGTCGGCTCCGCGATTCTCAACCACGGTTCGCGCCTCGACCGGATCGAAGCTCTGAGCGCCTCGGGCAAGGACAAGTCCGACGGCGTCTCGCGAGCTGAACTTGCGGCGATTGATCAAAAAGTGAGCTGGATCGAACAGCAGCTCGCCTCTCTCGTGAGGCGGTTCGACAACTACGTCGACAACCGATCTGGGCAGCGCGCCGATGCGCCTGCCTCCCGAGAAGAACCCCCGCGAACCGCGAAGTAGCTTCACGGGGCGCGAGGCGTTGCTCCTGGTCGCGTCGCGCGCTCTCCCGGCTAGGGCCGCCTGGCGGTGACGGCGCCTCGGAGAGCAGAGGCGGCCCATCCGCTCGCGTCGTCGGCCACGCGCCGACGGCCCCCTTTCTCAGGAGACCCACATGCCCAACGTGTACGAAGCGTTCGAGACCTCCAAGAAGCTGGAGCAGGACGGCATCGTCCTGGACTACGGCTCGTTCAAGTTCACGATCGCGCGAGCTGGCGGCGCGAATCGGAAGTTCGCCAACCTGCTCGATCGGAAGCTCCGCCCGCACCGCCGCGCCATCCAGGCCGGCGTCTTCGACGACGAGACCGCGCAGCGCCTGCTGGCCGAGTCCTACGCGGAGGCCGTGGTCCTCGGGTGGGAGGGCGTCACCGATCGTGACGGCAACCCGCTCCCCTTCAACCGCGAGAACTGCGTGCGCCTCCTGACCGATCTGCCGAGCCTCTTCGAGGACGTCCGCGAGCAGGCTCAGAACGCGAGCAACTTCCTCGCGGCCGATCGAGAGCAGGCGGGAAAAGCCTAAGGGGCTTCATCCGCTGGCAGGTCACCCGCGGGCAGTACTCCCAGAAGATCGCCGACGAGGCGACCAAGCGCGGCTTGCCAGTTCCCGAGTCGTGCCTGCCGCCGGATCTGGAGCCCCACCTCCAGGACTACGTCGACCACTTCTGGCGCCTCTCGACGGATCGCGAGATGGGGTTTGGCGCCCTGGGCCCCATCCCGTGGCGCGCGATCGACAAGTACGCCGAGCGCCTCGGGCTCCTGGATGACGAGGTGGCGTACGACGACTTCGTCGCCGCGATCAACGCCATGGACGAGGAGTACCTGACCGTCCAGCGGGAGCAGGCGGAGGTGAAGACGCGTGGCTCGAAGAAGTAGGAGCGGGCCTCGCGGGAGCTTCTCCGCACGCATGATGCTGCGCGCACGCCAGGTCGAGCGCGGTCTCGCCGACGTCAAGCAGGACACGGCGCAGGTGATCGCCGACACCTTGGCGCGCTTCACGCCCAAGAAGTCGGGCCGCGCGAGGGCCAACTGGAACGCCTCGTTGGACCGGGCTGACGAGTCGGTGCAGATGGAAGGCCCGTTCCGGTCATCAGACGAGACGTCGGCCGACGCCCGTAAGGTGATCGAGCAGGCGCGGCCCGGCCAGCAGATCCAAATCACGAACGCGTTGGAGTACATCGACCGGCTGAACCGGGGGTCGAGCAGGAAGGCTCCGGCAGGGTTCGTGGAACGTGCGTTGAGGGTGGGTCGGCAGGTGGCGGTCGAGGGTCGCTTGTTCGATCGGCTGAAGGGGGACGAGTAGGGTGCCGATCGTGACGGTTCGCGTCGAGGCCGACGAGCTGCTCGATCTCGTGAACGAGCTAGCGACGATTACCTCGACGCCACTTCCGTCCGACGCTGAGGATTGCCTGGTCGAGCTGATTCAGAATCTTGACCAGTGCGTCCGGGTTGATAGTCGCACCACACCCGGCGCAGATGAAGTGGTTGTTCGCTTTCAGCCACTCCCCGGTCTTCTCCGTTTTGTGGCCGCACTTCGGACAGGGAAGTTTGAAGACGCCGTCTTCGAACATGCTCTCCTTCTTCGGCAGAACGCTCGGAGCGGTTGATGCCCACCGAAGTCCTTCGGATCATCGTCGACGACCAGGGGGGTGCCCGGGTCGTCGCGCGGAACCTGGAGAACCTGGGGAAGTCAGGCGACCGCGCCGCTTCCTCGATGGACTTCTTGAAGAAGGCGGTCCTTGGCGTCGGCGCGGCTGCCGTCGTCCGAAAGTTCGTCTCGCTGAACGACGAGTTCGTTCGGATGACGAACACGCTGCGGCCGAGCTTCAAGACTCTCGCGGAGACCAAGAGCGCGCTAAAGGAGATCGCCGACGCGGCGGCGCGATCGAACGCTGATCTCGGCACCGCGGTCGAGACCTACGACGCGATGAGCGACGCGCTCGGGCGCCTCGGCCTATCGCACGAGCAGATCCTTCCTCTCACCGAGACGCTGCTCAAGCAGTTCCAGCTCGGCGGCCAGAGCGCCGACCAGGCTCAGACGAGCGTCAAGGCGCTCGGCGCTGCGCTGGCGTCCAATGATTTCTCGCGCGCGATCACGACGTTGTCTCGGCAGAACTTGGACTTCGCGAACTCGATCGCCAAGGCGTTCGGCGCCAAGAGTGTCGAGGAGCTTCGAAGGTTTGTGAAGGAAGGCCGAGTCACGGCCGAGTCCTTCGTCGCGGCCGTGAACCAGATGAAGGAGGAGACGGACAAGGACTTCGAGAAGCTCGGCCCCACGATCGGCGGAGCTGCGAAGGAGGCGGCCAGTGGCCTCGGTCTCCTCATCACGAACGTCCTCGACGCTGCCGGAATCAGCTCCGGGGCCGCGAAGGCACTCAAGGACGTGGCTCAGGGCCTTCGAGACGTCGCCGGTTCGAAGAAGCTCCTTGAGAGCGTCGCGCTTACGACTGGCGTCGGGTTGGACGCGCTCGGGCTGGAGAGCGTGTCGCGCGGGGCTCTCGAAGAGCGGCTCAACCAACTTCGCGAGCTGCAGCGTCTACAACAGGGCCGCGCGACCTTCTTCGACGACCCCTCGGGTCTGGGGCAGCTCCCGTTTTCGGGCCCTTCGGCTGGTCAGGTTCAGGCTGAGATCGAGCGGCTCGAAGCGGAGCTGCAGCGCCGGTTCAAGGAGATGCGAAGTGGGGCCCCTGCTTCTGCTGCGACGGGCGGTGGGGCGGACGTTCCTTCGTTCACGGCCGAGGAGATCGAGAAGCGAATCAACGCATTCAACCGCCTGCGCGCGTCTCAGGACCCGCTGATCGCTGCCCAGCAGCGATACAACGAGGAGATTCGGATCGCGAGCGAAGCGGTGCTCACTGGCGAGGCTTCGCAGGAGGAGTACGCGGCGAGCGTCAAGGCGTCTGTCGTCGCGCTACAGCAGGCACAGCAAGCCACGGATCCGGTCGTCGAGCGGTTCAACGCTCTTCAGGCATCGCTGAATCCGGCGAGTGCTGCGGCTCAGAAGTACACGGAAGATATGCGCTTCCTGAAGGACGCGCTCGACAAGGGCAAGATCAGTCAGGATGCGTACACGCAGACCGCAAGGCTTGCCACCGAAGAGCTGATCCGTGCGACGCAGGTGGTCGATCCCATGGTCGAGCGGTTCAACGCGCTCGTCGCGTCGTTGAACCCGGCGAGCGCTGCGGCCCAGAAGTACACGGAGGACATGCGGCTCCTGAAGGGGCTGCTCGACCAGGGCAGGATCAGTCAGGAAGCGTACACGCAGGCTGTGCAGGGCTCCACGGCGGAGTTGATTCGCGCTACGCAGGTCTTGGATCACGTTCGCGAGCGGTTCAACGCCATCCAGGCGTCAGTGAACCCTGCCAGTGCAGCTGCCCAGAAGTACACGGAAGACATGCGGTTCCTGAAGGACGCGCTCGACCAGGGAAAGGTCAGCCAGGAAGAGTACAGCCAGGCGACTCAAGGCGTCACTCAGCAATTGATTCAAGCGACGCAGACTGCGAGCGGCGGGTTCTTCGACTCACTGGTCGTCGGTGCTACGAGCGCTGCGGACGCCATTACGAGTTTCGCGACCGGTGCGACGGGCAGCTTCAAGGACTTCGTCAAGAACCTCACCTTGGAGGTGGCGAAGGCGGTCGTCCAATACCAGCTGCTGAAGGCCGCCCAGGCCGCCGCAGGCAGCGGTGGCGGCAGTGGAGCTGGAGGCGGTGCCGGTGGTGGGGGCACCATTGGTCTCGTCACAAATCTCCTCGGCATCGTCGGTGGCATCGCCGGCTTCGCGGAAGGCGGCCGTGTCGGCATGGGACGTCCCATCCTCGTTGGCGAGCGTGGGCCGGAGCTGTTCGTCCCTCCGTCTACTGGGAACATCGTCCCCAACGAGCAGCTCGGCGGTGGTGGCGGTGGGAACGTCACGATTGTGAACGTTCTCGATCAGGCCGAGGTGGCCCGTATGATTGGCTCCGCCGAGGGCGAGAAGGCAATCATGAACACGATCAGCAAGAACCGCGGTCGCGTGAAGCAGAGCATCTCCGCGTAGTCACGGTGACTTCGCTGGCGCGAAGAGCACGACGGCGCAGCGGTTCCCAGATCGCAACATTACGCTCAAGCCCAATCGGGCGTACCGGTACTCGCGGACAGCGTGCGTAACGCCAGTGGACTGGAGTATCCGCTCGAGTTTCTCGCGCTCCCGCTCATCAGCTGCGCTTAGCGTGTCCTCGATGCCGAAAAGTGCCCGCATTCGCGGCTCGCTGAACTCCGCAAGAAGTTCGCGGAGAGCTGGTGTCGCCAATCGGTCGGAGAACTCGGGCTCAACAACGATTCGCTCAACCCTGCCAGTAGACGTTAGGCGAAGTTCGAGCCCTGTGGCGACGTTCTCGATGGTCACCCCGGTTGCTGTCCGCCGTTCGCCGATACGATGCCCGAGCGCGACAAGGTCAGCCGAGTTTCTCCATGGCTTGTTCGTCAAGTCGACTCGTGTGATTTCCCAAGGCGGTTCAGCGTTCGCCAGAGGAGGAATCGCCGTGCTCACTACCAGAGCCATCAGCCAACTTCGCATGGTCTTCTCCTCTCGGTCGCTCATCGATATGGCGCATCGAACTCATCGAGTTCCTCCGTTGCACTCTTGACCCGGGACCTCGTGGAGTTGCCGAGAAGAACCAGGCTTGCCCTAGCTCGACTGACTCCTCCCCCTTTTCCTGCGACAGAGCCGTTCAAGATGCGCGGGGTGGATTCGCCCCAGTGGTCCGACGCTCCGCGTGAGGTCTTCTCGCCATGCCGTTCATCACGGGCACCGTGCCCGCGGAAGACACGACCGGGACCTTCCGCGAGGCAGGCCATCAGAAGCTCTTCCGCCGCTTCCGTCGCTACATCACCGGCTCACCGGAGCCCGGAGCGATCACGGATCCCGGTGCCGCCAACACCGGGAACGGCGTCGTCAAGCTGTTCGACACGAAGCCCAGCGGAGTCGCAGAGACATGGACCTTCACGTGCACCACGGGCGGGGCGTCGGCGGTCTTCTCTGTCGTGGGCTCCGTCTCGGGCGCGCAGGCCAGCCTCACGATCAATACGAACTACGAGAACTCGCACATCGCCGCGCGTATCGAGGGCGGCTCCACCGCCTTCGTGATCGGCGATGACTTCCAGGTCACGACCACCGCCAGCACGCTCAGCGCGAACGACAAGTGGTCGATCCAGGCCAGCTATGACTACTTCGGCCTGAACGGGGTGAACGGCGCGGCCCTCGGCACGCCGAACCACGAGATCATCCTCAAGGGGGTAGGCCTCTCCGGCTCGGATCAGATCTTCGTCGGCATCCGAGTGGTCGGTGGTCCCTCGGACACCATCCACAACTGGGAGATCAAGGGCTTCACCGGAGCGTCGCCCACGAACAACTTCGACAGCCAGCCTGGCGCGAGCCCGAGCGTCTTCACCGCCTTCTGGGACCAGAGCATGTCATTCTGGTTCGTGGTGAACGGTCGGCGCTTCATCGTCGTGGCGAAGGTGTCGGCCACGTACCACTCGCTCTACGCCGGCTTCATCTTGCCGTACGCGACGCCTACGGAGTACCCCTATCCCCTCCTCGTCGTCGGAGAGGAAGACGCCGCGACGATTTATTCGAGCACGGCTGCGAGCTTCTCCTTCATCGCTGATCCCGAACAGAACGCGGCCCGGATTCGCGACAACGTGGGCACGTGGAACGGGATCGACAACGGCAGCACGGGCTACGCGATCTGGCCCCACGACGTCTTCAACACCGGCCGTGACGTGTTGGCCGTGCTGCAGGTCGCGCCGACTGGCGAGTCGCCGATCTTCCCCTGCAACGTCGTGAACAACGCGAGCGGCGGGTCCGCTCCGTTCGATCAGGACGTCGTCGGCGTGATGGACGGCGTCTTCGCCGTCTCGGGCCACAACCTCTCCTCCGAGACGCTGCTCACCATATCGTCCGTCGATCACCTCGTCGTCCAGAACATCTTCCGAACCTCTCGGGAGAACTACATGGCGATCAAGCTGGCGTAGAGGGCGCGCGTGGCCTACCAGACTTCGACCGCGAGCAGCCCGAACGACCTGCTGGGACAGCTTGCGACGTTCGCAGCGGCGAACGGCTGGACGATGGACACGACGTCTGGCACCGGCGGCGACCCCTCCGGAAACCAGCGTGTGTTCAACGACGGGGCGGGGGGCGTCTTCGCCGCCATCCCGCAGAACGCGCTGGGTGAGATTCACTTCCAGCCGTGCACTGCGTTCATCAACAACTCGACGAACTTCTACGCGCACAATGGGAGTCCAAACAGCAGCGGCTCAGCTGGCACCTTCCCGAAGTGCGGCGGGATCCCGAACGGGTCGAGCTTCACGTACCACTTCTTCGCGCCGAGTTCGGCCCCGCGGTACCTGCATGTCGTCGTGCGGGCCGC